ATCATCGGCCAGTGCGCTCCCGTGCTGGCCGAGCCGAACGAAAGGAACACTCATGCCCAGCATAGTCACAGCCGCACAGTTGCGATCAGTGCTGGGCGTGAGTGAATCCTTATACAGTAACGATTACTTAAACGAAATCATCAACACAAGCGAGGCAGTTATCTTGCCAATGCTGGTCGCTAATACTTCAGCGGTCAATGCCTACAAGCTGACAGCAAATGTCGCAACCTATTACACCCAGCGCGAGCATTACTTTGTCGCGGGTCAATCTGTCATCGTTGCCGGGCTTCCTGCCCCATTTAGCGCGACAGTGACAGTCACTGGCAAACATAACAACACTGATGCAATGAACCGCCGTTATTACTTCACAGCTGCAATTACAAATGCCGATGTGACAGTTCGCGACATCATCCCAGCTGGCACTGCCACACTTTCAGGCTATTCAGCCGCTCAAATTTACGCAGGCAACGATGCAATCGAATCGGCCATCCTCGCGGTATCGGTCGAGGTATTCCAGTCGCGTGTAGCAGCTGGCGGCCAAATCGAAGGCGTGGACTTTGCCAGCACCCCATACAGAATGGGTCGCAGCTTGACCAACCGCGTATCAACTTTGCTCATGCCATTCCTCGATGTCGAGACAGTGGTGCAGTAAATGCCAGCATCCACTTTGGCTGGCACACGATCAACACTGGCGGCCGCGTTTAATTCACTAGCTGCGACAAGCTACGGATATGTGCCTGAATCGCCAATCCCGCCAGCAATCGTCATCGTTCCTTCATCGCCGTATTTGGAGCAGCAACTTATCGGCAAAGCGGTCATCAAAGTCAAAGTGAACTTCACTATCACTGCCATCGTGGCATATAACTCAAACCCTGCATCCCTGGATAACCTGGAGCAGCTCATCATGGGAATTCTTGCAGCTATACCTGCGGGATATGTGGTTGGAAATGTAGATCGGCCAACCCCATTAGAAGTCGGTGCAAGCACAATGCTTACAGCCGACATCAATGTATCTACGACCTATACTCAAACAAGCTAAGGAGCAAAAGTGCCAACAACGATCATTACGGGTCGCGATCTAGTCCTAACGATCGCGAGCACTAACTACGATGCGCAGGCAACAAGCGCAACACTCGCAAACTCACCAACCATCGAGACATATCAAACACTTGATGGCAAGGCATACAAGCACATCGATGACCAATGGACATTTGATGTGTCAATGCTTGCAGACTGGGGCGCTTCAGGATCGCTTTGCGAAGCCCTTTGGACTGCGTGCGAAACTGCACCCAATACTACTTTGGCGGTATCGCTGACAGCTGTATCGGGCGCGGTCTTTGCGTTCAATGTGATGCCAGTATTCCCAGCAGTGGGCGGTACTGCACCTGATGCGCAGACAGTGGACTTGTCATTCACAGTCGTGGGAACACCTACCGAGACATTTAGCTAAAACTAAGAACGGGAGCAAAAATGAAACTACCAATAACAATTGAATTCAATTCGGGCGAGGTTGCCACATTTGTGGCAGCCCCACCTGAATGGGTGAAGTGGGAAAAGAGCACAGGCAACATCATCAGCCAAGCGCAGGAGAAGATAGGGCTATCCGATCTTATATTCCTGGCGTATCACGCGATGAAGCGCGAGGCAGCTGGCAAGCCTGTGAAGCCGATCGATGTATGGACTGAAACAGTCGCAAATGTCGAGGTCGGTAACTCTGACCCAAAAGCTACCCAGTCGGAAGCCTAAGCCGAACCCTTTGGGATTTGGCAATCGCGACAGGATTACCGACTAGCGAATTTACAAGTGCTGAAGATGTAATGACAGCACTGGAGATATTAGAGAGGCGAGCCGATGGCAAGTGAGGGAATCAGCTATGACAAGGCTGAACTGCGTGCCATCGCTCGATCCTTTAAGGCTATGGATGAGGAAGCGCTTGACCAAGCAAAAGCCAAATCAAACGCCCTTGCCGAATTTGTATCGGATAAGGTTAAGAGTGCAGCACGCAACGCGCGATCCATCCCAAAGGTATCGACTCGAATCGCTGACGGCTCAAAAGTATCTAAATCATCCAAGCTGGGCGAAATCTCATACGGATTCGCGGCGCAAAAATTCAGCGGTGGTGCAACCACTCGTGACCTTTGGGGCGGGGCAGAATTTGGCTCAAATAAATATAAGCAGTTCCCAGTATGGTCTGGTCGTGAGGGTCGCGGTTCGCGTGGATGGTGGATTTATCCAACTCTGCGCAGTATTCAGCCTGAAATCGTGAAGAAGTGGGAAGAAGGATTTTCCGAGATAGTTAAGAGGTTCGATTAATGGCAGGAAGTAGAACGCTCAAACTATCCATCCTGGGCGATGTAGATAACCTCAATAAGTCACTCAAGGCCGCGACAAATGATGTCGAGACTTTTGGCGATAAGGTATCAAAGGCTGGCAAGGTGGTCGGCGCTGCGCTGGCCGCAGCTGCCGCAGCCGCTGGCGCTTACGCCATCAAAATCGGCGTGGATGGGGTCAAAGCGGCCATCGAAGATGAGAAGGCACAGACACAGCTAGCCCTAGCGCTAAAGAACGCCACAGGGGCTACAAAGGGCGCTATAGCAGCCACTGAAGAATTTATCTTGCAGCAATCTTTGGCCACTGGTGTGGCCGATGATGAGCTGCGCCCAGCACTGGGAAGACTTGCACGATCCACAGGAGATTTGACTTCGGCGCAGGATTTGCTCAAGGTCGCGCTCGATGTCTCCACAGCGACAGGCAAGCCGCTTGAAGCGGTGGCCAATAGCCTGGGCAAAGCCTATGAAGGCAACACCACAGCACTGGGCAGATTAGGCATCGGTCTATCAGCTGCCGAACTTAAAACCATGTCATTTACTGATGTCCAGGGCAGACTTACAGATTTATTTGGCGGCGCAGCTGCGGCAAATGCTGAAACTTATTCAGGCCGCATTGCTCGTATGCAAATTGCTTTCGATGAAGCCAAAGAGACTATCGGCTTTGCGCTTTTGCCTATTCTGGAAAAGCTGATGAAGTTCATCAATCAGGTTGCTACGCCAGTTCTAGAAACACTGAACAAAGGCTTTGACGATAAGAGCGGGCTGGGTTGGTACATCACTTATGTGTCAAAGGTAATCTCAAGCATTTTCATTCCAGTGTGGAATGGCCTAGTGAGCGCGTTCAATAGCATCAAAAATTCAATCGGTGACAATTTATCGGCCTTCAAGGAATTCGGCGGCTATATCGCCCAGTACCTTGCGCCAGTAATCGGCACAGTATTAGGCGGTGCTTTGCAGGTCGTTGGCAAGGTTGCCGCTGGCGTTATCGATGTCATCGCTGGGGTCATTAAAGTAATCAACGGACTTATCGGCGGCGCGATCGATGGAATCAATGCCCTTATCCGTGCTTACAACGCAGTGCCGCTATTGCCTAACATTCCAACAATTAGCAAGCCAACACTCAATACCCCATCAGTGTCCAGTGCATCAGTATCAGCTCCGTCCATCCCATCCGTGCCATCAATGGCAACGCCAATGCCATCATTAAGCGGTGCATCAAAAGGCACGGCATCAGTAGCTGCATCAGCTGCATCAGCTGCAAAGGCCAGCAGTTATGCATCACCAACGATGGTATATAACCCATTGACAGGCCAGGCATCAACTACGCCATACAACCCACTTTCAGGCATGACTACCAACATCAACATCGGGGTGGCTGGTGATCCTGAAGGCGTAGCGCGTGCGGTAGTTGATGTCATCAACACTTCTTATTATCGTGGCGGCTTAGGGGCGCAGGCGTACAAGCTATGACCCAGTGGACACCCGAATGGCAGTTACAAATCAACGGCGTGGATTACACAAATGTCACGCTGTCCACTTTGACAGTGGTTTCAGGCCGCACCGATATTTACAGCCAGCCCCGCGCTGGATATGCCAGCATCGAAATCATTAACCTAGATTTGACCCCCATCACCATCGATGTCAATGATGGGCTATCAATTCAGGTCAAAGATTCCACAGGCACATATGTCAATATCTTTGGCGGCAGTGTTACCGATTCACAGGTCGAGGTCATATCAACTGGCACAGGCGGCATCAATGAATCAATCCGAATTACAGCTTTAGGATCACTGGCCAAATTAACCAAAACGCTGACAGAAGGCGTGTTATCAAAGGATTTTGATGGCGATCAGATTTACACGATTTTAAGCGCCGCCCTATTTAGCACCTGGGCAGAAGTGCCAGCGGCTCTGACCTGGGCAACCTATGATCCTGCAACTACTTGGGCAAACGCAGAAAATTCAGGCCTGGGCGAAATCGACCGCCCTGGCAATTATGAGCTGGCAGCGCGTTCAAGCTCCACCACTGATATGTATTCGCTGGTGGCAGCTTTGGCCACTTCAGGCCTGGGCTACTTATTCGAGGATGCACAAGGCCGCATCGGCTATGCAGATTCAACCCACCGCAGCACTTACCTGGCAGACAATGGCTACACAATGCTAAGTGGCAACCAT